CCTTCCATTAGTTTAGATAAATCAAAATTTGCCATTTTATTTTTCTTTTTTAATGTTAAGTTAATTATTTAATATTAGCCAATTGTTTAAATCTTTCGGCTAAAGTATTTGTGTTTTCAGAAATGATATCTTTTACTGGAGCAGTTGAGGCAACTGGTTTAGAAGCACCTTCCGATACTACTTTTTTAGTTTTCTTTTGTGTTCCTGTAAAATTCATCGATTCTGCCAACGTAGCGTAAACTAATTTTACCTCTCTAACAGATGTTGTTCTGTCTAAGTTTTCTACAACTTTAGATTTTTGTTCGTTAGTTAGGTTATAACCTCTGAACAATCTATTAGCGTACAATAATTTTGCGTTAAGAAGGTTTACTTCGTTGATAGTAGATTGTAAAGATTTAACAGTAGAGTAAGCTTCTTCTAATTCTGCCTCTAATTCAGCAGTCTTATCTTCTTCTTCTTCTTCGTTTACTTCTTCAATTTCCTCATCTTCTCCGTATCCCATCTCTTTTAGGATTTCATCTAAGTCGATATCATCATCTTCATCTTCTTCTTCGATTGCATCTTCTTCAGAGTGAGTTTCTTCAACTTCCTCTTCAGCTTCAACTTCTTCGATTTCAGATTCTTCTTCAGATTCTTCTTCTTTGATTTCATCCTCAACTTCTTCTTCAGATACTTCTTCTTCAGATTCCACTTCTTCTTCAGAAATTTCCTCTTCATCTTCCATACCCATTTCAAGTTCTTTAATGATAGCTTCTAAATCTAATTCATCTTCTTCAGATTCTTCTGAGTCTTCTACCTCTTCTTCTTCGTGGTAGGTTTCCTCAACTTCTTCTTCTTCAGATTCCATAGTTTCTTCAACTTCATCACTTTTTTCACCTTCTTCAGATTCTTCTATTTCTTCCTCTTCCGATTCAGATACAGGTTCGTCTTCTCCCTCTTCTCCTACTTCTGAAGATTCTTCTTCAGATTCAGGTCCAAGTTCGGTGTGTGCTTCAGATGCAGCGTCTGATGGTTCAACTGGAGATTCTTCATCACCACTTCCGATGTCACTTGAGTCTAGTTCCTCTTCGATTTCATCCTCATCACCTTCCATTTCAGCTTGTAGCTTCTTTGATAGGATAGATTGTAATCTTGGAGTAAACGCTTCTTCAAGTGCAATCTTAGCGTTAGCGATTGCAGTTTCTCTTACAGCTTTAGCATCAGCAATTGCTTCTTTTAACAATTTTGAATTTGCCATTTTACTTTGTAATTTAAATTTGCTGAAGTTATTCGGGAAACCTCAATGTAGATTTTGTGTAAAATTGGTTGTTCGGTAACTAAACATTAAAAGTTAGTATTCATTAACCAATGAAACCCACATGATGTGGGTTATTGTAAGGATAAATATATAAAAATTTATAAAAAGGTAAAAAACTAAAGAAAATATAAGTTTTTATTATCCTTTTTTAATAACAGAATGAGTTTTTGTTGCAATCCACTGACCATCTTTAACACCAGCCATCTTAGCAGCCTTCTTTATTGCTTCAACAGTGTTTCTTGCTTTAATAGTGTATTTATTTTTTTTAGATAGTTTTACACCACTTAGATTCATATTATCAAATATTACTTCCCATGTAGAAAATCCTTCTTTGATGATTGATTCTTTAACTTTGTCTTTTTCATCATCAGTAGATTCATCTTTACCATCTTTTTTAGCTAACATTTTTTCAAATGCAGCTTTCTGAGCCGGTGATTGTGCTTCGTCTAATTCAGAGATAACTTTTTCTTTCATTATTTCTCTTACGATTTTTCTAAGTTTATCTTTCATTCTAGAATAATTTTTTTAGTTTACTATCTTTGTAAGTATCAGCGTAATACCATTTCTTATCTTTTACATTGTATAAATATACAAACTCAGCACCATTCTTCATATCGGCATCTTTAATATATGATTCAATATTCTTAGAATCACCCTTTAATGGAGTACCACTTTTGTAATATTCAATATCCTTATCATTAAAGATTCCTCTTGCTCCACCCATCTTAATTAGTTTAAGAACATCTTTATCACTCTTCATGTGATGTTTTAAACCTGGTTTCATATTTTCTGGATAACCATCATAATGAACATATGCAGAAATAATCTTACCATTACTACCAATCACACCAACTTGAGAACGAGTTCCTTCTTTAATCAATTGACCTACTTTAGTAGATTCGTATAGTCCAATGTTAATTGTACCTTTTTTAAAATCAATTAAATCTGCTCCTATTTTTTCACCAATTTTTTTCCATGCAGATTCTTCACTCATGTATGAAGATAATCTCACCTCATATCCTTTTCCTTTTTTAGAAATCTTTTTGATTGCTTTTGGAGATATGCCAATGTTATCTAGTGCCATTCCAAATTCATATTTAAAGTCAGAAAAAGAACCTTTATAATTTTCATTAACAATTTTACCATTACTACCAATTATACCAACTTGAGAACGAGTTCCTTCATTGATTATTGATTCTGGTAATAAATCTCTTAGTTTTGTAGAGTTATTCTCCTTTTTATCAAAGATAGATTCAATCTTATCAGCAAACTCATTCATACCATTATCTCTTAATTGCTTGGTTAAAGTTCCTACTGATTTAACACCATCCCACTTTGTAGCATCTGAAGTTTCTCTTCCTAATGCCGATGAATAATCATCTCTCTCAGTATATGTAGAAGCATATTTTTGTCTGATTACATCCATTTTCTCCTGATAATCATCATCGTCTATTGAAGGGTAATCTGGTCTTTTTGAAAGTTCTGGTTTATCTTCTAATACTGCAATTAACTCTCTTGCTTCACTATGGAAGTTAGAGTTTTGTAATGCCGAATAAACAGCTCTACCCATTGCAACTTTAAAATCCTCTTCACCCATTTTTTCAGGAGTAATACCATATTTTTTAGAAATCTCAGCAGCAACCTTTTCAGCCTGAGGGTCAGATTCTAATTTTGGTTTAGATGGTTTTGATTTAGAAGATTTTTTTGATTTAGAAGATTTTAATAATTGGTCTATCTCATCACGAGCAATGTCAATATTATTATTAATTTCGTCTGCAGCATCATCATCCTCTTCTTCTTGGGCGTTTCCTAATTCATATTCTTGAGAATTTAAATAGTCAACTAGCTTATCAAGTTTAGACCTAGTTGAATCTGGTAAGTTCATGCGACTAAGTTTATCTTCTAAATCAGATGAATCATAATATTCTATACCACCGGAATTGTCAGAATCAGATTTTGTATCAGTTTCTGAACCTTTTCCCACCTTTATGCCTTTTGGCGGTGCTTTTGAATCATCAGGTGCATCGTATCCCGTATCTTTAGAGAACATATTAGGTTTATCACCTTTAGGTTCTTCCTCTTCAGAATCTTCTTTATCTTTTATCTTAGAATGAGTACCAGCCTTTACAGCTGCATCTCTACTATCTTTTGATTTAAATACAGAAGTTTCACCACTTTTGTTAGATGTTGCAGTAAATGTTTCTTCTTCCTTTAGTAAATCGGTTAGTTTAATCATAGTATTATTTTTTATCTCCTAAACGTTGTTTCATAGTATCTTCATCTAACTCAGCTATTTCGTAATATCTTCCTAAGATATTTCCCATATCCTCATATAGTGCATGTAACCTTTCATCTAAAGCCTTAGCTTCAGTTGCAACCTTTTCGAATGATTTATCCATTTTCTCCAATTCACTCATATTACGTTTGATAGTTACTTTATCAAACCAATCATCAGCTTCATTTAGAGTTAATGTTTTTGCAGCATCTACAATACCTCCTAATGTTTCAGCAGTCTGAACTATATCAGATTGTCTATTCATTTGTTCTTGGAATGTTTTGTATGTAGAGATAATTTCTAAGAAATGTTTCTTAACTTCGTTTGTTAGAGGTTTATTAGCTTCAATAGATTCTGATAATGAAAATTTACCATCTACGAATTTAATTTCATTGATGTTTGTTTTTCTAATATCATTATATCCCTTAGATACCTTAGTACCTACTTTGTTCTCAACCTTTAATTCAAATTTGTTGTTGTGAACGTAATCGTATATGTCAAAGTTTTTCTTACTCATTATGCTAGTTCCGTTATAATTTCTCTCATTAAGTTTTGTGCTTTACAAAAATCTCCACAAACATCAGTACCAATTTTCTTTACTACCGATTCGTTCATAGGAGTCATAAATGCACCATGTGTAGATGGGTTGGATACAAAATCCCAACCTATTAGTTCAAAATCTTCACCAACTAAAAGTTTGTTATCTTTTATTGGTTGAGTAGAACCCATGCCTCTTGATGAGATACCTAAAAGGATTCCTGCTCTTAATAATTCTTTTAATATATTACCAGATGGAGTAGGTAAGATTTCAACTGTACCTATTACATCATTACCTTCCCAATGTACTTCTTTAATATTGTGAGATACATTCTTTAAATTGATTACAGAAGAATCTGGATGGTCTAATTCACCTAGTGCTCTTCGTTCTTTAACCAATGTTTGGTATTTGTCAATTTCTCTTTCTAATACTTCTCTTGGATACACTCTACCATTTTGGTTTTCTGCACCAGAGCGTTGAAGGACTCCTTTAACTAAGGTTCTACCTGATGAATCTTCATTCACTTTTCCTTCAAATAAGTTTGTTTCTATAATTAGACTCTTCATAATGGCTATCCTTATTTATATTTTTTTAATAAATCAGCAAATTCTTGCTTCACAGTAGATGATAATCTTTTATGAATTCCGATTTTTGCTAACATAGGAATTACATCACCCATTTGAGAGTTATCTAACTTAATTCCAGTTCTACTTCTACTTAACATGGGTCTTTCTAAAAAAGTTCGTATTTCAAAAGCTAAATCTTTTGAAAGTTTAACACCCTCTACACTTGAAGTTTTTCCCTTTTCAACATCTTTTAATAATAAAACTTTTCCTAATCTTGCTTCGGTTACTGATTTAGTATTACAACCACCTTCGGTTACTCCACCACATCCACAACCACAATCGGAATGAGATTCTTCCACTTTGAATTTTTCTCCATCAACTTCGAACTCATCTTCTCCAGCTTCTTTAGCAGCAACTACTGCAGCACCAAAAGCATTTCCTTCGTTCTTTTCACCTTTACCATCCCAAGCAGTATCAATCTTATTGAAAAACTTTTTCTTTTCTTCATCAGACATTGAAGGAATTGATTTTCCTGCCTTTTCTAATGCTTTTTTAAAGAATGCTTTATAATCACCTTCTTCGGCCATTATAGTTTTGATTGTTTCTTTTATAGTGTCTTTAGTAATACTCATAGTTTAATTCCTGATTATAATTTACTTATGGATGTTACAATATTGTTTAATCTTTCTCTGATTCTAAACAAATTCTTTTGTGTTCTTTTCCAATATTGGTTTGAATCTAAATCACCTTCTTTTTTAATTTTACCATACCATCTAAGGAATGTTTCAATTTCAGAAAGTTGTTTAGTAACATTAGATATACCTCTACCAATTTTTTGTTTGGGAGAAGATTCATCTTTTTTTAATTCAAGCCAACGATTTTCATCAACCTTTTTATAACCAGTAGATTTAGTAAGTTTTTTAACTACATCATCATCAACCTCATCATCCTCATCAGTACCATCAGTATCTTTAAACGCATTAGGAGTATTATATCCAGCAATACCACCAGTTGTAGAGGATTCCTCAATTTCCAATTCTTCGTTTTGAATTTCTTCAATTAAATCTTCAACTAATTTCTTTAAACTCATATCTTAACTTTCAATTCCTTTATCAATTCATATGACATCATAATTGATGAAACGTGATTATCAGAAACATTCTTACCAATCTTAGTTTTAGATAGTACGGAAATAGTTTCTGCTAATTTAATTTGAGTTACCTTATCTTTTATTTTAGATTTGATTGATTTTAATTCTTTTATAATAGATGGAATTGATTTTTCCACATACGATTTAAAACCTGTTGTATTACTTAAATTATTGATATATTCTTTTAACAATAACTTTTGGTCATTATTTAAGTTAGAATATTTTTTATTAAATGTTTCAACTAATATCTTATAAGTAAGTAATCTTAAATCCTTATCTTGCTTTTTATATGATTCAACTAATTTATCTTTTTTATTTATAGATTTAGTAGCTGGTTTAGATGTAATATTTTCAATAAGGGTAATTTTTGAATTGAATACATCCTTTATATCATAGTTATCCATTTTTTTAGATTCGAAAATCTTGTATATAGATGCCAATAAGCGATAATTAGAAATAGGAGAAGATAAGAAGTCATCCATATTGAATGACTCGTTAATCTTTTTAATAAGATTATACTTTTCCTTATGTAACTGTGTTTGTTTAATACGATTATGAGCTTCGTTAACTGTATCGATGAACTTTTCAGCTCTTGATTCAGAATTATACTTTTCCTTCATAAGAAGTTCGTATAATCTTAACTCTTTGTTCAACTCGGTTTTTGGGCTAAAAAACTCACTTACGATTTTTTTAGCTTTTTCAGTAGTATCACCATTTAGAACTTCTAAGGTTATTTGCCTTACTAGGAGTTCGAAAATGATACCTGTGTTTTTAAATTTTGAATGTTTTACCCTCTTCATTATGTTTTTATCCTATAATAATATATCAATATACGGCATTATGTTTCGTATATAAATATAAGTTAATTTTGATTTCCTAAATTTTTATTCATCAATCAAATTAGTGTCATCTAAAAAGTCTCCGTTTTCACCCATTAACTTTCTTTTTGCTGAAACTCCATTAACATATTCTTTAGCAACTTTTTTGATTGTAGACTCTGTTTTTTTCAACGCTTTTTTGTTTTCCTTTTTACCTAATGGGTCTCTTCCATATGGATGTTTGTCTTTACCATACGTATTTCCTTCCCTTGGTCTACCACCCTTATCTTTTAACTCAGTTTTTAATTCCTCCAATTCATCCTCAACATCGGTTGGGTCTGATTCCATTGCTGGGTCATTGCCTTCATCTTCAATTGAACGATATCTGAACCTATCTTTAAGGTCATTAATAAGATGAACTTTCTGGTCATCTATTTCATCATCACTAAAGTTAAATATGTTTTTATATGTCCAATCTTTAGATACCATATTTAGTGCAGATATATCAGAAACTAATCTAACCTTCTCACTCCATAAGTTTACCTTCTCTTGTTCATATATAGTAGATGGATTAACTAAATCTAATTCAAAATCTACCATTTCACTTCCCTCAATACCTTGTGCGGCTAAATGAGTTACTGCTAACTTAGTTAATTCAGATATTAAAGTTCGTTGTATTCTTTCTATTGTTCTTGCAAATCTCACATCTTCTGCCGCGAGAGTTGCTTTACCATTTACATTCTCATCATATCCCAAATATGCTTTTGGAATCTTTAGAGCTGCAAACATTTTATTTTTTAAGTAATCAATATCATCTATAGCTGTATATTCTAGTCCACCTAGTGATTCTATTGATGTACCGCTATCACCACCCCTAACAGGTAAAAAGAAATCTTCAGTTAGGTTTTGAATATTGTACTTTAAGTTATAGTCACCAGTTCGTTTATCTACAAATGGAGTTTTTTTCATTTTGTTGATAATTCGTTGCATGTAGTTATCAACTTCTTGTGGAGGTATATTACCAATATCAATTTTAAAAACTCTTTTATCAGGAGCTCTCATAATTCTATGGATTAACATAGCATCTTCCATAAGAGAAACTTGTTTCCAAATTCTTCTACCATTTTCAATCATTGCCTTTCCATAAGGAAGGAAGTTTGTATCTGATAATAATCTGAAATGTACTATTTCATAGTTCTCATATTCACCTTTCCCATTTGGGTCATTATTTACTTTAAACTTAACATAGTTGGGATTACGTTCATCAGTATTCTCTAATCTTTCAGTATCGTAAACTGGAAGTGGTCTTACGTTAATAATACCAACACCCGGTTGTATTTCTTGTAGTAAAAAGAAATCTCCATACTTAACCATATTTCTTGTCCAAGACCATAGGTTAAATTCTATATTAAGAATATCATAGAAAAGATTTTCTAATATTTCTTTTACTTTTTCGTTTTTTGATTTGATTTGTACAACATCTCCAAATTCATTTTTTAATGTTGATTCATCTGCATATATATCTAATGCTGATGAAATAATTGGGTCATTGTCCATTGCATCATAATCTCTAAACAATTCCCTACGAACTTGATGGTATGCCATTGATTGAGCTGCCATATTGTCTTGAGAAAAAGACCTTTGTAGTTTTGTGTACCTATCTCTTAAATTAAAAAGATTGGTACCACTTTGCTGTCTATCATCGGTATCAACTACTGTTCGTTTTCCATCCTTATCAACCTTTACGATTGCTTGAGTAGAAAAGAGTTTCGTTAATCTATCGAAAAATGAACTATTATTTTGTTCTGCCATTTATATTTTCTTTATGTTATAACCTCACTAAGATACAAAAAAAATTTGATATATCCTAATTTTTACCATGCTTTACAACTCCAATACCTAGCACCAGTTCTTGGGCCAGGAGTATCACAATTGTGTCTTGCTCTAAATGCTTTTTTTCTTGATGGGATATCTTTTTGTATTTGCATTGTTTTTTCACCTGCTTTTTTAGCCGATGTTCCACCATGTCCAAAATTTACCTTTACAACATTTCCCTTTGGGTTGTTTACATACACTTTAAACTTTTTAACATCACCCCTCATTGGTTTATTAAGTTTTACCTTTCTACCCTGGTATTCTGCTTCGTTAATATTTTCTTTCATTGTTTTTAGAAAGCTAATAAACTCATTTAAATCAGTAGAATTTTCAACATCATATTCTGTGATGTTTTCATCTAAACTTAATTTAAATTCCCTATAAAGTTCTTTAGAGTAATTTTTCATTTTTAAATCTTGTAATTAACCTATACTATATAAATATAAAACTTTTAATTTATAACCATTTAGTTAAATCTTCCACATCATCACCTATTTGCATTTGCCAAGGATTATCTTCATTAGTATCTCCACCATATATCCCACTATAAGTATGTGTAGATATACCATCTATCGCTTGTTTGGTTAAATCAATACCTTCTTGTCTTAATCTCAAAGCAGTATCTCTTACCCAAAGTGAAATAGCTAATGACATTGTTAAATCATCGTTGTAGCCCCTCATTGCTTCGGCTCTACCATTCATCCATATAAATGTGAATAATTCATCAATGGTTCTAACTGAACGTATTATAATGGATTTCTCTCTAACATACTCTTCTAACTTAGAAATAATTAAAGGTCTAGTTCTTGAGGTTGTTGAAAATCCAGCCACCATACTTTTGTCTTGAGACCTATATCTATTTGAATGTTGGTGGTCTACATCTACATATTTTAAATCCTTATTCATATAATAAAGATTAGGATAGTTTCTATCAATAACCTGTTGAATGGTTGCCCAACCAATGTTTGCATTTTCAATTACCAACAATGCGTTGTTATATTCGGTTGATATCGATACTAAGAAATTTCCGAAATCTTTTGTGTCCAACTTACCTCTATATTCTGCAACTTGTTCAGATGCATCTACATCAATAACATGAGCTGCCGAGTAATCAGATGCGTCTCCTCTAGCAACATCCGCGACAACTATATAAGTTTTACTATAATCAGGATATTGCCATTTCCAAAGATTTCCATCAAATCCACCCTTTTCGATAGGCTCTTGTACAAATGTTTCTTTATAGAATAAAAGTACTTGTGGGTCAATAACCGAATCACCAGAACTTACAAAATCACAATCACATTCTTGTGCTGCTCCTTTTGGCCCTAATAATACTTCTTGTTCATCTCTCCAACTCTGGTCTCTTTCTGGATGTACACTCCAATGTAATCTAATATTATTGAATCCATTTGTTCCATCTTCAGAACCTACCCAAGTTTTATGAAAGAAATTACCTACACCATTTGGAGTAGAAAGTATAATTGCATTACCACCCGTTGATAATGTAGATTGAGCTGATATCCATATATCTTCAATTTTATCAATAAATGCTGCTTCATCAAATACTAAAAGGGATAGTGCTTCAGAACGACCAGCATCACTGGCGGCTGAAGTTGCTTTAATCTGAGAACCATTTGAGTATCTTAACGATAGTTTGTTATCTTCAACTGTTGTTAGTTTTAACCAAGAAGGAAGATAATGATTCATTACTCTTACTTTGGTTACTAAGTTTTTTGCTACTTCTTGTTTTGTTGCAATTACTAAACAATTAAAATCATCATTGAATAACATTTTCCATAATGAAAACCCGGCTGTTAAGGTTGATATACCAGTTTGTCTTGATTTAAGAATAACATTATATCTATGGTTTTTAAAATCAACCAATGTAGTTTCTTGAAATGGATATAATTGAAAAGGAATCTTACCCCTTACTGGATGCTGTATCATACAATACTTTCGCATAAAGTAAATAGGGTCAGCTGCACATTGTTTGTACTCTGATGCTATTATCTGCTTTAATGATTGTTTTTTATTAGCCAAATTATTTCTTTTTTCCTATTTTCCAATACATACCAGCACTAACAAATGGTGCTAATTGGGAGGTGTTAGAATTATTCTGAATACCTAAACCTAATTGATATAAATTATTCTTTTTACTTTTTAGGATTAACCCACCACCAACATTACTAATAACATCGGTTTTATTGAATCCACCATTAATACCCCAATAGAATTCATTCTTTGGTAATTCTTTTACAATTGTTGTATTATAAACTGTTGGAATTTTAAAGAACCAATCTATTTCTCTTGATTGGATTGAGTTTTGTGAAATAATATCAGTTAAGATACCAAATCCCAAATCTCCACTTGGTTTGTTACCTAATGAATCGGTAACTACATCTGGAAAGTCATATGTTAGACTTAATGTATCTTTAACTGTTATTTTTGTAAAGTAATCTTTTATAATAGCAAGTGAATCTACATCTACTGGTATCTCCACTTCCTTAATTACTTCTTTTGTGATATACTTTGGTACATACTTTGTTACTTTAACTTCCTTTTCCACATATATGGTATCTGTTTTTTGTTCTAACAGTTCGTAATCTTTACCATCTACGTTTATT